CTTATGGTGACTATCCACTTTATGTACATGAAAATTACGCTAAAACATTGTTATCATTATACAGACAAGGTTTAGTAAGAGGTTTAAGTACAACAGTTTCATATGAGGCTGAAACAACTAACTTCGCAGCTTCTTGGGATACTACATTATCACCAATGGTTGTTTCTGAAGTTCGTGGTAACAAAGTGGCGGACTTATTTGAAATTATCACAATTTCAGATGGTGAAGATGCTAACACACAAGTGAAAGTTACAATCCAAAACATTAACGTAGATACTGCAGAATTTGACTTAATTGTTCGTGATTTTGCGGACACTGATGAGAACATGATAGTTCTTGAGAAATTCTCAAGATGTACTATGAATTCTGATTTAGCGGGTTATATCGGTAGAAAAATCGGTACAGCTGATGGTGAATATGGATTGAACTCAAAATATATCATGTTAAACTTGGCAGATAATGCACCATCAGATGCGTTCCCTGCAGGTTTTAAAGGATTCAAATCAAATAGTGCGTTTGGTTCTTCTAAAACATTAGGTAGTGTAACATATAAAACTAAATTCTTTGATTCGGGAGACACAAGTTACTACGAAGCTAACGGAGCACCTGTTACAGTTGCTGCTGATAAGTATAAAAAGGTAAGTTTAGGTCTATCAAGTCAAGAAGGTTACATGTTCGATGCTGATTTATTAAAATGGAAAGGCGCTCAAGGTACTGACGAATCTTTTGGATTCCACTTATCTAAAAACGCGGCTTCTATTACAGGTACAACTTATAAGACAACAACATACGATTTGGAAGGTCAAACAGGTGATACAGATAATAAATTAACAAACATCAATTACCGTAAATTTACATTTGCAGTATGTGGTGGACACGATGGTTGGGATATCTATAGAAGAAATAGAACAAATACCGATGGATATGTTTTTGGTAAAGCAACATATATTTCAGGTAATACAACTTACGGTGGAGTATTTGGTACAACTTCTTCAACTGCAAACTCTGACTACTACGCTTATTTAGAGGGTATTCAAACATTTGCAAATCCTGAAGCGGTAGACATTAACGTGTTCGCAACTCCGGGTATCAACTTCGCTGACCACAGTGCATTAACAAATGAAGCGATTGATATGGTTGAGAATGATAGAGCGGATTCACTTTACATCATCAACTCACCTGGTCCTGTTTCTGAAACAAGTGCAAGTGGAGTTATCGATGCATTGGATACAGTATCTTTGGATACTAACTATTCAGCAACATATTGGCCTTGGATTCAAGTAAGAGATACAGATAACGCAACACAACTTTATATCCCACCAACAGGTGAGGTTATCAAGAATATCGCATTAACTGATAACGTTTCTTATCCTTGGTTTGCAGTGGCAGGTTACTCTAGAGGTTTAGTAAATGCAATCAAAGCTAACAAAAAATTAACTTTGGATGAAAGAGATGAACTTTATAAGAACAGAATTAACCCAATTGCAACATTCTCTGATACAGGTACAATTATTTGGGGTAACAAAACGTTACAAGTTAGAGAATCTGCTTTAGATAGAATCAACGTAAGAAGATTATTATTGAGAGCAAGAAAATTAATTTCTGCGGTTGCTGTTAGATTATTGTTTGAACAAAACGATGATCAAGTAAGACAAGAATTCTTAAGATTGGTAAATCCTATCTTGGAATCAATCAAGAAAGAAAGAGGTTTATATGATTTCCGTGTAAGTGTTTCTAACGATGTTGAAGACATTGATGCTAACACATTAAGAGGTAAAATCTACATTAAACCAACTCGTTCTCTTGAATTTATTGATTTAGAATTCGTAATTACTCCAACAGGAGCTTCATTTGAGAATATCTAATCTAAAAGGAGGATATAAAAATAAGAAAGGGAGGCCGAAAAGCTTCCCTTTTTTTATGTTCTACGTGGAACATTTTATGAATTTTATTTTCTCGTATCACCCAGTATATACTAGAACTAGTTTTGCTAGTATTTATTAATATTATTATAATATATTATTTATACTGGAACTAGTAATACTGGGACTTGTAAAAAACTACGAAAAATATTTGACAAAAACAACTATTGGAATAAAAAAAATCAAATAATATTATTTTTTTCAAATACATATATTTATAAGAAGTATAAAATAACAAAAAACTTAACAAATACAAAATGGCAGATTTACTAATGAAAATGCCGGTTCCTTACGAACCGAAAAGAGTTAACCGATTCATCGTTAGATTCCACTCATCTTTGGGTATCAACGAATGGTACGTTACGTCAACGGCTAGACCAAACGCTAAAATTAAATCAGTAGAAATTCCTTTCTTGAATACATCAACATATGTTGCCGGTAGATTTGAATGGAGTGAAATGAGAGTTACGTTCAAAGACCCAATTGGTCCATCTGCGTCACAAGCTCTTATGGAATGGTTCCGTTTACACGCCGAATCAGTAACAGGTCGTATGGGATATGCGGCTGGATATAAAAAAGACATTGAACTTGAAATGTTAGACCCAACAGGAGTTGTTGTTGAAAAATGGGCAATCCAAGGTTGTTTCATTACTGACTTGAACTTCAATGAGTTAGACTATTCAAGAGACGATTTAGCATCTATCACTTGTTCTTTAAGAATGGATAGATGTATACTTGTATACTAATATTATTTTTTTCATAACTAAACCGATAACCAAATTAGTAAATCTGTCTAATAGGTTATCGGTTTTTGTTTTATATAAACTTTACTTTTAGATAGTTATAGTTTAAACTTACTCTATGGAAGAATTTAGAATAGACCCAACAATTGCATTCGATATTGTCGAATTACCAAGTAGAGGTATACATTACCCAAATAAAAAGAAATCAGTTAAAGTTGCGTATTTAACCGCAGCGGATGAGAATATATTATCGTCCCCAAATTTGATGGCTTCAAATACAATTATCATTGAACTTTTGAGAAGAAAAGTTTTAGATAGAGATTTGAATGTTGAAGATATTGTGGAAGAAGATAAACAAGCAATTCTAATATTTTTAAGAAATACAGGGTTTGGTACTGAATATAGATTAACAACAGTTGACCCAAAAACAGATAAAGAATTTAGTTTTGAAATTGATTTATCTGAATTGAAAATTAAAGATTTTAATTTAACTGAAGATGTTAATGGTGAGTATCCATTCTTTATGGCAAGGTCTAACGTCAATATCACATTTAAATTCTTAACAAAAAAACAAGAAACTGAAATTGATAACATTAAAGAAAGTTGGAATGGTGTTGGTATTGCACCAATTGTTACTAAACAACTTGAATTTATGATTAAATCGGTTGAGGGTAATAGAGAACCAATGCAAATTAGAAGTTTCATTGAAAATTTACCAATTAAAGATTCACAAGATTTTAGAAAATTTGTTAATGAGAATAAACCGGGGTTGGATTTAACCCAAATCGTAGCAACCCCGTCAGGAGACACAATCCAAGTACAAATTGGATTCGGGGTAGAATTTTTTCGCCCTTTCTACGGAATATAGACGAGATCAGTTAAACGAGATTTTATTTCTTATTAAAAGAGGTTTCACATATGGTGACCTCTTAAACATGCCAGTTAATATAAGAAGATATTATATTAATTTATTAATGGATTTAGAAAACCCTGATTAAATCTATTTATAGGTATGGCAACATTTACACTATCACAATACGATTCTATTTTTAATCAAAATAGAAATCAAACAAGGTCACAATACATATCAGCTTGTCAAAGTGCGGGTGCTCCCGATGATGCCGCTGCTATTGGTAAATTATATGACGAAAAAAAGAAAGCGTTAGCTCCCACAAATAATACCAATAATAACAATAATAGAAATAGTTCATCATCCCCCGGTACTGCAACTGCGGCTGCGGTAACAAGTTTATTAGGGGCGTTCACTTCTAATCAAACACCACAATTTACTAATCAAGAAGTGAGTGACCCTGAAAGTATGTTTAAAAAACTTTCAGAAAGTGGATTAAGTTTCACAAGTGTATTAAAGGCCGGTGGTCAAGAAATTTTAGAACAGTTACAAAGAGAAAATCAATTAAGAACGGATATTAATGAAAAAATTGGTATATCGGGTAAATTATCTCAAACTTTAAGAAATGAAATTGTAGACTCAACACCTGAAGCAATAAAGTTCGGTTATAGTATGGACCACATCCAAGAGATGGTATCTGAAATTATGACAGGAACTGGTCGTTTCAATATGATTTCAAGAGAAACAATTGAACGTTCATTTGCAACCGCAAGAGCATTTGTTGGTAGTTTG